ACGGCGAAAGGGCGAGTGCTGTCAAACGAAAACGAGCGGTAGCCCAAGGAGTGGGTGGGAAACCTACTAACGTTAAAACATTTACAAGAAAGAAAAGAAGATCAGGGACTCCAGCAAGTGGAGAAAACTCAATGGTAAGACAAGCTCAAAGAAATTATATAGGTAGTTATGTTCAAGGAGATTTAGGAGGAGTAAAAGTAGGAAATAAATCTTTACAAAAATTTTATTCTAACCCTGGTTTTAGAATGCCAAAAATATCATGATCGCAAGAACTCAGATGAAGAGACAATTGTATAACAAAGGTACAATGCCTGCGAGAAATAAAAAAAATTTTAGGGCCACTAAAAAAGGCGCTGGAATGACAGAGGCTGGAGTTAAAGCTTATAGAAGACTTAACCCAGGTTCTAAATTAAAAACAGCTGTGACGGGTAAAGTAAAACCTGGATCTAAAGCTGCTAAAAGGAGAAAAAGCTTTTGTGCTCGTAGTTTAGGCCAAATGAAAAAATTTCCAAAGGCTGCTAAAAATCCTAATTCTAGATTACGTCAGGCTCGAAGGAGATGGAAATGTTAATAGATTTTTTTAAAAAAATATTAGGATTAGAAAAATTAGATTATAGAATTAGACAATTAGAGAGAGCAAAATATTGGAAGGAGAAATATGAAAAAAGCAAAAGCTAAAATAAAAAAAGTTGCTAAAGCTTTAAAAAAAGCTTCAAGGGCACATGCAGGTCAAGCAAAAATTTTGAAAGGAGTTATTAGTGGCGGATCCAAAAAAAGGAACGGGAAAAAAACCTAAAGGCAGTGGTAGACGACTTTACACTGATGAAAACCCGCGTGACACTGTTGGGATTAAGTTCGCAACGCCGACGGATGCGCGCAAAACAGTTGCGAAAGTTAAAAAAATCTCTAAACCGTTTGCTAGGAAAATTCAAATTTTAACCGTTGGAGAACAGCGTGCCAAGGTTATGGGTAAAAAACAAGTCGCTGCAATTTTTAAGAAAGGCAAAGATGCTATCAGAAGAACAAGTAATAGAAAAGCTTAAGAAAAGAATCAACGCTACACTACAACAAATTGGAGACAGTATGATTACTGGTGGGGTTGACAGTATGGAAAAATATAAGTATATGCTAGGACAAGCACACGCTTATCAAATTGTAACACAGGAAATCTCTAACCTGCTAAAAGAGGATGAAAAGGAGCAAAATGACGGAAACGTTATCGACATCAAAGGAAGTACCAAAAACTAAACTGGCACTTCAAGAAAAATACGACCAAGAAAAAAAAGAAGAATCTCACGCAAAAAGATTAGACGAAAACAATATTAAAGAAGTAGCTGACCAATTACCTAACCCGGTTGGTTACAGACTTTTAGTTTTACCTTTTACACCAAAAGAAAAAACTAAAGGTGGAATTTTATTTTCCCAAGAACAATTAGACAAAGCAAGAATTGCAACTACTTGTGGTTATGTTTTAAAAATGGGAGATCTTGCATACAAGGATAAAGATAAATTTAATGAACCTTGGTGCAAAGTAGGAGATTGGGTAATGTTTGCCAGGTATGCTGGTGCACGTTTACCAATAGAAGGTGGAGAAGTGCGAATACTAAACGATGATGAAGTGTTAGGGACCATTGGTGATCCTGAATCAGTTCTTCATTACATTTAACATAGGAAGGAACTATGCCAACGGAAAACGTTAACAAAGCAGATAATCTGATTGACGTCGGTGAAGCAGATCAAGTATCCACTGAAATTGATTTAGATAATAAGGGTGAACCAGAAAAAGTTGAAGCACCCAAGGAAGAGAAGATTGAGGTAGAAGAGGTTACTGATGTTCCCGTTCAAGAAGATAAACGTGAACAAAAAGTAGAAAAAAAAGACGAAGTTCAAGAGTATAGCGAAGGTGTTCAAAAACGTATCGCTAAATTGACTCGTAAAATGCGAGAAGCAGAAAGGCAAAAAGAAGAAGCCGTTGCTTTCGCTGATGCAGTAAACAAACAAAAGAATGAGTTAGAGGGTAGATTATCTACGTTAGATAAATCTTATACTTCAGAGTTTGAAACAAGAGTTAAAAATAGCATGGTTGCAGCGAAGCAAGCATTAAAAACAGCTATTGAATCTCAAGACGTTGAAGGGCAAATTACAGCTCAAGAGCAAATTGCTAATCTAACTATGGATGCTGCAAGGTTAAATGCTATGAAAGTAGCAGCAGAGTCTAAACCAAAAGAGGTTAATGTAACACCTCAACAAACAAAACAATCAGCACAAACTGACCCCATGGCAGAGGCCTGGGCATCTGATAACCCTTGGTTTGGTAATGATTCAGCTATGACTTACACAGCTTTTGATATCCACAAACAACTAGTGGAAAAAGAAGGATTTGATCCAAAATCTAGAGAATATTATGCAGAAGTAGATAAAAGAATAAGAGTTGAATTTCCGCATAAATTTGATAAGATAGAAGACAATACTACAGAAAGAACCAAACCGGTTCAAAATGTAGCTTCGGCTAAACGTTCAGCCTCGACAAGCAAAGGACGCAAAACTGTCAAGCTCACACCTTCACAGGTAGCAATTGCTAAAAGATTAGGTGTGCCACTAGAAGAATATGCGAAACAATTAAATATCACGGAAGGAGTATAGGCATATGGAAAAAGATAAAATGAAAACTTCACGTGCGAGTCAGACTAGAGCGAAAGCTGAAACTAAAAAAGTTTGGACTCCACCCAACTCACTTGATGCACCACCAGCGCCAACTGGATACAGACATCAATGGATTAGAGCCGAAGTTCTGGGTCAACAAGATACTAAGAACGTTGCGGCATCATTAAGAGAAGGATGGGAATTAGTGAGAGCTGATGAATATCCTGATGAAAATTTTCCAACGATGGATGAAGGCAGATACGCTGGAGTCATAGGAGTGGGAGGCCTTTTGCTGGCAAGGATACCAGAAGAGATCGCGCTTCAAATAGACGAGTACTATAAAAAACAGAACGAAGCTAAAGAAGAAGCAGTAAGCAACGATCTTATGAAGGAACAGCACCCAAGTATGAAATTCCAAAAGGAATCGAATACTCGTGTAACCTTCGGTGGTACAAAGAAAAGCTAATTATTTAGTAATTCCTACCCAACGAATAAATTAAAACCGTACTGGAGGCCCTTCGGGGCAGGTACATAAAAAGGAAACAACTATGGCAAATGCAAGTACAACTGGATTTGGTTTAAGAGCTGTAATGACTGTTGGAAATACTCCAGCAACTTCAGGACAATCTGAATATAAAATCCAAACTGCACCTGGCGTAGCATCAAACAAAGGTGATCCAATGTCGTTTAACGATGGTGGAGCAACTGCGGGCGAAGCTGGTAAGGTACAGGATGCTTCTTTTACTACAACTGACGATGGTGGGAATGGCGGAACTGCGTGGACAACTGCAAACTCTGCTCTTCTAATTGGTGTTTTCAACGGAGCTTTCTTCGTTGACTCTAATGGAAAACCTACTTTTTCAAACAATGTAGTAGCATCACAAGCAACGTCAACAGACTACAACACAGGGTCTGATGACATTACGGCTTTCATCATTGACAATCCTCTACAGGAATATGTCGTGAAAGCTGATGCCGCTTTGGCGCAAACTCTTATTGGAGTTAACCCAATGCAAGGCTTTAACACTAACAACTACACAGCGACAGATAACAAAGATGGTCAATCGATCACTACGTTAGATGTTGGTTCTGCGGCAACAACTTCAATGTTTACTGTCGTAAGAAACGCAAACGATCCAGAGAATAAAGATCAAACTGCAGCGGGATGTAATTTCGTTGTAATGATTGCTCCGGGTAGTTCGTTGTACAACTAATAGCTAAATAGGAGTATATAACTATGGCAATATCACGAGCACAACTAGTTAAAGAACTAGAGCCTGGTCTAAATGCACTATTTGGACTAGAGTACAAACAATACGCTGATGAGTGGTCTGAGATTTTTGAAACAGAAACATCTGACAGAGCTTTCGAAGAGGAAGTAATGTTAGCTGGTTTCTCAAACGCGGCAGTTAAACCTGAAGGACAAGGTGTAACTTTCGACGACGCTCAGGAAACTTTCACAGCGAGATACACTAACGAAACGATTGCATTAGCGTTCGCAATCACAGAAGAAGCTATCGAAGATAACTTGTATGACAGACTTGCGTCTAGATATACAAAAGCGTTA